CAAGCTCTCCCTCCTTGGTAGTCTTCCGTTTCTTTTTCCATCTTTTTTTGGTGAGGCGTGTTTTTTTTTTTTTTTTTTTTTGCTTAATTTAATCTCTTACTTAATAAGTTAGTAGGGGGATTATGTGTTAGTCTTTAGAGGCAACTACCCTTACCCAAGGTATAGTTGGTAACTGAAGGTCTAGTCCTCCGATATCACCAAGCTCTATACAAAGGGTTCACACGATATCCTACTAACATATACATTAATCTTCTATATGTAAGTCGATGTAGATTTTAATAACCTAAATTATCCCTATGGTAGATCTACAACTACACTTCATAGTTCTGTGCATCTATTTCGGCCCAAGTAGGTGTGGTAAGATGCTCACCACGTATATTCCAGTAACTAAATACTTTATTTCTAATTATATTAAACACCAACGGTCCATGACCAAAAGACTCCCTAATACATGCATCACTTGCATCCATAGAAGCTTGTCTAATATCATGTTTCCAGGTACTCCTTGTCCAATTAGGTATATCAGTAACACTGCGTATATCCAAAGCAGCCAAGTAAATACCATGTCTCTTAGGGTGCTTAATAAAATTATGTTTTAAAAACGTTGTATCTTCATCTAATAATCGTTGATATTTGACTATATTATCAGATTTTGTAGCATTTTTTACTGAAATATTATACATATGTAAAACTTGGGCCAATGTTTCACAATTGAAAACGTCTTTAACCTCATCTGATACCGACGCAATAATGTCATCACCATATACAAAGAACGACAAGTGCTTATGCATAGACTCCATAGAGGCATTTGCATTAACACCAGCAACTGTTACAAAATCCAAATTATCTGTAAAAATAATAATCCAAACTACGCGTATATATAAACAATTTACTAAAGAATTTTGAACTACAGTTAAAGGCCCACCAGATGGAAGTCCACAATGTGTACGATATAATGTGTCGAAAGCCAAATGTACTGAATAAATCACTTCATACCCCAAAAATTCCCTTATCCTATCATTCATAGGGTCTACATCCCCATTAAATTGATACCATGCGCGGATAATTTGAAATGCTTTAATAGCACAACAAACACTAAGTGTTGGACCAAAATTAGAATAATCTGCTGTTATTATATTACTACCACGTTTTAACAATCGGTGTACCATTGTGGTCCATTCTATAGAGTTCACATCAATTCCAACAGCATGCTCTATATCAGCTCTCGAATCTTTATAAGCAACTGAAAAATCCATCATATACTGCCTACTTTGTATTGTATAATCAAGAGGTGATATAGAAAAAATTCTAACTTTACCAGGCACTTTTACTTTCTCTAATAATAATTTAGCATCCTTAAGGCAATCTACAAATACAGTCATAGGTAAACACTTATCCTTTCTTTGCTGGGTTTTCATATCCATAATTTCAGTCAAAATTGGGTCACAATCAATATACTTATACTCACCTGTAGAGGTTTCCTCTATATCTAAAAGCCACGATTTATTATGTTGTTTATTATTTCTACAACCAACAAAAGGAAAACCCTCTGATGTTGTTAAATCTATCTTATCATAGCCTTCAATAAAAGGATCTCCAACTACCGCTACTCCTACAGGTAATGTCCCCACATTCAACCTCTTAGGTCTAACTTTTGCACACACTTTATGGCACAGATCATCAAAAGCTCTCTCAACATATTCTTCAGGGAAGGGTAAGGGAACCATACCATGTTTATTGATACCCTCCTGCATAGGTGAAAATGGTGCATCTTGGATCCTCTCGTCATGTGGGCTGAGAACAGGTATATCACTTAATACCGGAAAAATTTCACCATGACACTCTGTTGGGATAATTTTTGATTTACCTGATTCATGATGTTTCATACATTGCGGAACAACACCTAATACAGTACAATGTGTCTGAGGTTTTATATGCTTATTATTCCATTCAAACATATTCGGCTCTATAACATCAACTATATCTGCCATTTGCTCCAAGTGTGCAAACTGCTCATATGTTACTGCCTCACTAATACCTACTCTACCTCCTACATCTCCTGCCACATGTATCCCAATTATTGGCCGCACAAGATGTTGACCCAGTAACACACT